ACCATTTCGCATCATTTCATCAAACTTAGGCCAACGACTTCTTGCTAAATCGTAATCTGAATTAAATTCTTTTTCTGGTGGTGTTGATATTGTTCTTTCTGCATCTTCAGGTCCGCCTAATCTGCCACCAACGTAATCTTTGTCTCTAAAATAATTTCCACCACTTACAGTATAATTTTTTTGTATATATTCTTTGGATTTTTGTACAGCATCTAACCACCTTTCTATACTGACACCATCTGCGGCAAAGTTACCTTGGGTGCTTTTATCGAACATACTATATGTTATCTTTAGCAGTTCTACACCTTGGTCATTTACACCACGTGCTATACCTAAATGATCTGCTAGATTTGTCCAATTAGTTTCAGCACCTATTTTTGCTGAATGGTCTTTTATGTAGCCTTCTACATCAGCCGCTCTTATTATGCTATTTTTGTTAGTGTCTATTTCAATACCTGTATTACCGTCTAATACTCTTTTAAGTATATTGTCCAGTGCTACTTGGAAACTGCCATAACTGGATGTTTTGTCTTTCATTTCTTTGGCAACTAACCCTTTCATTTGTTCAGGGTACACACTCCAATCAAATGCTTTAAAACGTTTTTCTTCAGCATCATCATTGATGTTTTCCCAACTCATACTGCTACCTCTGTTAAGTGGTTCGCCACTTCTTGGGTTTTCTGTTTCATTATCTGGAACTAAATCTTGTACACCGTCCACACCTTTTCTGCTGTCGCCTTTGTGTGTGACTGCAATACCAATATCCTGTAATTTACGATATACATCACCGTCACCCTGTATTAATGTTTTATCTGCTATCTTTTCGCCAGTTAATTGTCTCCAGGAAATTCCATACGTTTGTTTAAATTTGCTGAGTATTTTATTATAACCAGTTCTTCTCCAAGTATGATAATAGTTTTTATTTTTTTCAAATGTATCAATAAGATCCAAACCGTTCGTGGCATCTCCGGCATCGCCAAAATGACTGGAGGCAATTACATAAACTTTACCTGTGTTTAGTTCTTCATTAAAATGTTCTAAATGATTTTCCAAGTATGCCTCTCTGTCACTGTAGTCTTCATCTGTGATAGTGTCAAAAAATTCTCTATCTATATATACCCAACTGTGTGCTGGTATATTAAATTTAGTTTTTTCAGAGCCTCTGATATTCTTTTCAAAATCTTTGTTGCGTTTGTCCAGTTGATTTTTATTTTTTATTTCGGATTTTAAATCCAGGAAACCTTCCTTTTGGAAAATTTTATCAAATCCTGTTAGGAATTTTTTAATCGCCGCAAATCTTTCCTTAAGTAATGCTTTTATTTCTAACGATTCATAATTACCAGGATCACGTGATTTTGCTTTATAATATTCAGGTATATTAATCTGGCTAAAAACTAAATCATCGTATGATTTTGTAAAATTCCACGTGTCCTGATCAGGTTTAGACATCTTTACTATGGAATCTAAGGTGTTGTTCCATTTATTGAGTCGGTCACTGTGTCTGTTGACGAAGAGTGCTAGTCCTAGGAAATTTCTACCATCTTGATCATTGTCTTTTAATCCAAGTTCTTTTTCAAAGTCTACCGGCTTCAATGCAGTTATAAAGTCTTGTCCAATTGATCCTAATTGCTTTACTATGCTTTGATATTTTTCTTTGTCCTCAGTTTGTAAATCTTGTAAATGATCCATACGATCTCTCATCCTCTGTATCAGTCTCATCTGTGCAACATTTTCATAGTTGTCATCACTTCTTATATTGATATGATGATCTGGACTTGTAGGATGTTCATATCCACTATATGGTTCCAGGAAGGATAGTAATTCTTTAACAGCACCAGGAGTTGTTATTTTTCCTGCCTTTAATAAACCACTACTTCCGTAAGACCCTCCTTTCATATATCTAGCAAATTCGTTTTCCTGCCTTGTGTTAAATATCTGTCTTAACGCATCTTGTACTTGTTCTGTATCTTTGTAGGGAGATACTTTTACTAATAATTCTATAAATTTATTTAATTTAATATTATCTTTTTTATCATCAGACATTGCAAACTGCCAGGACTTTTTAAGTATAGCATCTATTTCTTGTGGTGTTAGAAAGGTTGGTTTACTTATAATGTCTTGTTTAAATAAACTTTGTACACCTTTTTGTAATCTTACTATGTTCTCTTTGTCAGTACCATTAAAGTTTAAGTCATCCATACTTTGGATGGCAATTTTTTCTAAAGTTTTACTGTTTAATTTTATTTTGTTAGCATATTCTCTGAATATTCTTATGCTTTTTGCATTAGGCATTCCTCTCGCTTTATTGTCAGCAATATCTCTTGCAAGAAGTGTTACTGCCCTACCAAACATTTCCTGAGATTTTTTTAATACTGCTGGTGCTCTTTTGCTAGGTGCTATTGCATCTGGTTGAATATAACCTGTGATTGGCTCTCCTGCTACTGTGTCACCACGATGCCGGATGTCTCCTGCTACTGTGGGACGTTGCTCAACAATGTCCATTTTACTGCCTGTGCCTTTTTCAAAATCTTTGACACTCTGTTTCCATTTTTTATCTGCTTCTGAATCACTTAATTCTTCGTATTCGTTAAAATAATTAACAGAATTATTTAAAAATCTTATAACATCAAAATAATCTTTTTTACCAACTATTTCTTTTGCAGAATCTATCACAGGATGATTATGAACTTCTAGTTCTTTTACTTTTTCAGGATCTATCTCTTGGCTCTTACGAATTAACCTAAACAAAGCATTTATATAATCTGTTCTAAACGCATCTTTATCATAACCTGCCTTCATAATGGTTGCATATCTTACAACTGTTTTAACAACTTTTTCATACATTGTGTTGTAGTCAGCACCACCCATTATTCTAAATTCTATTAATTCATTTTCGCTATCATTATCTTTTTGGTTTTTAAAATGAATACTTGAAAACTTTTCTCTGCTAATGCCTTTTTCTAATTCTTTTTGTAACGTTAAGAAACTCTCTTTATTACCACGTTTCATATCTTCTGCATGTTTTAATAAATTCTGATATTGGCTTTTTGTATAAGTGTTTCTAAGTCTCCCCCATTGTGCTAATAAGTATTCGTCACCTAATAACAATGCCATTTTTAATTTGTTAGGTTCTAGTCCTCCTAATGTTGCATCTCCATCTCTAGGACCGTTCCAGCTCATTGTGACATGCAAACCTGTGGTATTATTAGTGCCAAAGTTTTTTTCACTCCAGTCAAACAGACTTTTCATTTCTTTGAGCATGTCTCTTGGAGAACTATATACTGGTGATATTAATTCTGCGGCCGCGCCTTCATCGGGATCTATACTGCTGTCTTTTTCTACTGCCCATGAGGTTGTTGTATAAGTGTCTCCATAATCTCCTGATTCTGGGTACTCATTAAAACTACTATTTTTTTCTATCCAGCCATTATACAGTTCATTAGCAACATCTGACACACCACCTCCGCTACTGCCATATTCGTAATCATAGTCATCAAGGAAACTGCTCATATAACTGCCTATGTCATATACCATGTCATCCATACTGTAGTTATCTCTTGCGGCTTCTTTGGCCTCATCATTTAAATCATATTCTTGTCTGACTGCATCATTAAGCCAAGCCAAATACTCATCTTCGTATTCTTCTTCTACATATTCTCTGACCCAGTTTATATATTCCCAACCATCTTCCTCACGGTTTTCGTATTCTTTTGGATCGTTTTCTTCAAAATCTTTTTTGTATATTTCGATTGCTTCTGAACTTGGGCCACTACTGCTGTCTATAAAGTCGTTCAACCATTCTTCATCTTCTCTGACTTCTTGGACTTTATCACTTACTAAGTCGTCCAAGAATTCTGATTGTCCTTTATCATATAACCAATCTTCAAAGTCTTCGTATGCTTGATCTGGTAAATCACCATATTCGTATTCGATTTCACTGATGCTCATATCATCAACATCAGAAGAACCTGAACCTTCTATACCATAAAAAAATGTTTCTGCTTCAAAGCCACACTTTACTGGCATGTCTAAGGCCTCTATGGCTATTTCTTTTTTATTAAAGTTTATTTCAAACAATGCTGGGTTGGCTTCTTTTAATCTTTTTCTAGAAAGTTTTTTAATTTTGGCTTTTAAATCTTTAATTTTTATTTTTTTGCCTTTGCGTTTTGCAATATTACTGAGTTTGCCTTCAGTTTGCTCTTCATTATCTTTAGAGCTCATTATTTTTTTGGCAAAATCTGCTCCCTTGTACAAATTACCTTTATGCTTTTGTATAAAACTTTGTTTTGGATCATCAAGAGTTTGTATATCAGAATCATTATCTTTATTAGGGTTTATTACAGCATCTACATTGTCTGTTTGTTTTATTACCTGATATTCTTTTTTGTCATTTTGAGTTACTAATGCATCTGGTAAATCACCTGCCCCTACTGGTGAAACAACTTGATTTAGTTTTTTTGATGTTTTATCAAAAACAAAATCACCCTTACCAAGGTCTTTGGCCGGCATGAGTTTAGGTTTTACTGATGCGTTTTGTCCTAGATCTACATTTGGATTTTTATTTGCGACAGAAGTCCCCATTTTTTGTTGTCCTACAGGCGTAGGACTTCCACTACTACTAGCACCGTATTCTTTTAAAAAATGCTCAAGTGTTTTGATATGTCTAAACTTCATTATCTTCTTCTGTTTAAAGCTCTTACTTGTTTGCTTTTTATGTTAAATCTTTTTGTTCTTTGAGCTCGTCTGGCCATTCTAGCACCAAACTTTGCTTTGTTTTTTTTTATTGTAAGACGTTTTTTAAAATCAATTGGCTTGTTGCATTGGCCGGCGGTTTTAACTACCCTGCCCTTACGTCTTCCAGAAGTGCAACGTACAGCACGGATAATTTTATTACCTATTTTACGCCAAACCATTCTGGCTTCAAAGATAGGCTCTTCTGTAAATTCGTCTATTCTCATAATATTTTCATTAACAGTCCTACCACTGTTGTCATTAAGGTTGTGAAGGTTAAACCAACAATAGCAATGATCCAACTTTCTAATTTGTTTAACCTTTCTTTAGTGACTTCTTTGAATTCTTTTAGCTCAGAAGAAATAGATTCTATTCTCAACATATCAGCAATTATGTGTGCTTCTATGTTTCCACTTTCTGTATAAGGTTTTCTCTCTATTTCTGGCTCTATTTTTTTAGGCATTTTTTATCCTATAATAAATCTTGTTTAGTAAATTCCATATTAACTGAATTTTTTGTATCCACTGTTCCATCATTTAAAACAATTCCATTCAGCTCATCTTTTAATGTGTCTATAGTATGTACTCCTTCACGTTCAAATGCAAATTTAAAAATCCATCCTGCACCTGTTAATGTTGGTGCTCCATAATTTTCTAAAACGTTTGCACCTACTCCGCTAAGTTCTACAGGGTTATTCATTATTATAGGCTGTGCTCTTAAACCTATTACCTGTACTACACTTTCAAAGTCTTTTTGTGTGTTATCTGAGTAATTTCCGGTTCTTGTTATATCTAAACTTGTGAATAACGTGTAAAACTCTATATTGCCTGATACAACTTCTGAGCTACCCATCGCTCCACTTCTTTGTCCTGTAACCATATTTTCTCCAAAATCTGTGTTTGTTCAACTATTTATCAACTTTTAGTAATTTACTTTAAGGAAATTTATTCAAAAAAAATCCCCAACTAGTGAGGATTTTTTATAAGTTATATTAAACTTAGAATGAGACGTCTGCAATAACGTGTCCTGCTAGGTCACCGTTTGCTAAGTTGTCTGCACCTTCTAGTATAAAGTTTACAGTTGTTTGACTATCTGCTGTGAAGTCACCAATTTTTAATACTGAAAGGTTTAAGTTTTGGACTGAACTAACTAGTGATGTTAATTCTGCCGCACTAATGTTTCCTGATTGTTGTTGGAAACTTTTTAAAAATACGTCTTTACCAATAAACTCACCAGCCGCCGCCGCTCTTCTATCTGATTGTGCCATTTTATTCTCCTAATTTGTTTAGCGAATTCTATCGCCGTTACAATTATTTATCATTTTACCACAAAAAAAGGGCATATAAAATGCCCTCTTTTATTTGTTTATTACGGATTAACCGAAAGTTGCGATTAATGTTGCGCCTGTAATAGAAGGTGTTGCTGATGCACCTTGTAGTGCAATGTGCGAACCTGAAGTTAAACCTTCAACTGCTACAACTACAAAACCTTCGTTTTGTGCTTCTAAACATGCCTCTTCAACTGTTACAGATGTTACGTCATCAACTTCGAGGATAAAAGTTTTTCCTACGAAACCGTTTGCCGCTCTGACTGCCGCATTTGGGTTTGCTTGTGCCATTATATTCTCCTAAAATGTTATTGCATATAAAATATGCTGTTACATTTATTTATCTTTTTTTTTCTAATTTTTTCCTACGATTGTAGGGCCTGATACATATTTTGATAGTGCCTTACCAATTTGACTACCCATTTTAAGGCCTTTAGATGCTCTTGCGTTTTGCCATACATCTTTTGCTGTTGAGCCTATTTTTTTAATAGTTTGACCGATGCCGGGAGAATTAGGATCAACAAAACTGTCGCTACTATCAACGCCACCACCTGAATAATATTGGTTGCCCCATCTTCTTCCTGTGGCACTCATTCTGTCACCTGGTTCCTTATAATTGGGTAATGTTTTTCTATAACCGCTTGGAATTGCTGACACAAATGCCCTAACTTTGTTATCGTCTTGCCAATCTCCAGGCATATTAGCAATTCTTTTTAACTTATCTACATCACCTGAGGAACCACCTTTCTTTTCTATGTCTGTGATAGCGGCCTGATATGCAGTATCAACACTTTTTTTACCATATTTACGGAAGGATTTTTCAAATTTACTAGCAAATTGCGGGTCAATTTGCCATAACAGCCTAACCTCTCCTTGAGCTCTTTGCCTTTCAGCCGCTTGTCCTTCTGGGCTTAATTCTGAAATTATTACTTCATTTATTTTCATAATTGTTTTTGTCTTCCGCCGGCCCAATAACCTGCTATTGCGCCTAAGCCTGTTCCTACTTTCTTATATTTATCTGAATCTTTTCCTAATTTTTGTGCAATCTTCTTACCTGCAAAACGACCTACTAAAGCACCTGCGGCCGCACCTGCTACTTTTCTTCCTAAAGATGGTTTGTTTATGTCAGGATTTACTCTGTATCTTTTATATTTTAACATTGTGGTAAGAGGTGCCATTATTTCACTACCTCTACCTAATCTTCGTATTTCCTGTGTAATTTTTGTTACCACATATTGCCTTTGATTGTACTTTAACTTTTCCCAATCCATAACTAATCTACGAAATTGTTTATACATGGAATTTGTGATTTTTAATTGGCTTTCTAGTCTAAAAAGGTAGGGACTTGCTATTTTATCATTCACTCTGTCAAAAGATATGCCCTGAACAAATTGCCAATGGCGTCTTTTATCAAACTGCAATTCTTTTAAAAATTTCTTACTTATTAAATGATCTTTTAATTTAACATTTTTGTTATCTGGATCAGACACCATATATGCTAATAAGTACATATCTGTAGCATGACTTCTAAACAAAGTGTATTTTCCATATTGCGTTGTTTGTCTTGCAACTGCTTTTGCATAATCAGTTTGTTTATCGTCCTTATATAACATATATGTGACTAATGTATTTAAATATAAAAGTTCTGATATATCTTTTCCTGTAAGTTGTCCAAATGCTGAACTTGTTCTGTAAAGCCTGGCTTCTGATATTTCTTTATCTATGAGTTGTAATTCCATTATGCTCCAGGCCTCCCTGTGCCAAAGTTTAATCTACTAAACTCCAGTCTATCTACCAGTTTTAATGCGTTACCCATTCTATCTACAGCAACAAATCCTTCTTCGCCTGTAACTTCATATCCGTTTTCAGTTTCCTTAAATGTAGGTAACTGTCTAATTGTTTCTAATTTTTTAACTATTTTTACTTTTGCTTCTATTAGTTTAAGATATAAATCATATACAGCAACAATTTGAGGTACATTTTGTTTGATAAACTTTACACCTTGTACTAACTTGTCTGTCATTTCGTCCTGTTTAGCCTGTGTTTTATAGCCGTTTATTTTCTTTTGCATAAAGTCTATATATTTTTGTACAAATCCTTGTGCAAATTTAGTAGGCTCGTCAAATGCACCAGCTCTGATGTTATTATTTACATGTGCCTTTAACTGTTGTAAAAAATCTTTTCCTATTAAATCATTACCTTTTTCTAACCATCCAAATGTTTCTGCATCAATATTTTCTAAGTAATTATTTGCTTCTGTAATAGCACCCATTATGTCTTGACTTTCTTCTGCTGTAAAAGTTACTGTACCACTAAAATCTTTAATAATTGCGTCTCTGTGCCAAACACCATTTGCAGTTCCTAATTGACTACTATCGAAACCAAACTTTGCTTGGGTGTCTGCTAATGTAGGGCCTCCAGTATATTCAGTATGCCAAACAATTCCTATTTCTGCATTTAAAATTTCTTTTGCAAGATCGCTTTCAGTAGGTACAGCATAAACAATAGTGTTTGGCTTAAATAACAATACCTCTTCACCGTCTATTTTTGTAACTTGTAAATCCTTTTTAGTAAAAAGCATGTCACCCTGAACCACTGTATTCCAATTTAAGTTTCTAAGATATCTTAATGCTATTTTTAATTTGTCCTGTAATTCTTCTGCAGGATGATTTTCTTCTATGTTTTTATCTGTGAAATTTATTTTAGGTTTCTGAGCAAATACGCCTTTGGTTCCTACAAAAAATTTTCCTGTTTCTGGATCTTTACCTGCTATAATGGCTGGAGCACCGTCCCATTTAGTTGTCATTGATATTGCAGATTTACTGTGACCTTCCAGCATTTCATGTAGGCTATACAAATATTTTATTGCTTCTTTGGCACCTTGAAAACCTTTGTTAAAAATATTATCTTCCAGATGTTCTAAGTGAGTGTTTTTATTTTCTGCTTCTAAGATTATTTGTCTTATAAAACTTTCTGATATTTCTGCAAATTTCATGACTATATTGACGCTGGGTTACCATCAGGTCCTAATATAAAGGATTTTTTTGGCGTCCTTTGATTTAATGGCATTTGTGCATTTGCGGCTCGTATTTTTTCATTATCCTGTTTTACTTTATCCACCTGTCTTTGTATTTTTTGCCTTTCTTTTTTGTTTTGATCCAATGCTTGTTTATATCTATCACTTTGTGCATACCACATTCTCCAAGCCTTCTGGAAATTAGTAGGTTGTTTTGTTTTTTGACTTGGATGTATGCCTTGGACAAATTGTAAGACCTCACCTGCCTCATCCATGGTAATTTCTCCTGTTCTTACTTTTTGCTTTAAAAGTTCTATACCTTTTGCACTACCTTGCATATTTAAATATCTCTTTTGATTGGTAGGATCTTTTTTAAATGTATTACCAATTGCACCTTTTACAAAATTGTGTATTTTGTCCATTCCCTTGCCGATGTACTCACCTGCCGTAGCACCTACTTTAGCGCCTAATCCTGCTTTAGGATCTAGTCGTTTTGTTTTACCCATACCACTAAGGCCTATTTTTTTTGCTATGGCACTACGAGTACCTTTAACAACTCCCTTCCTGGCCATTCTGTCTTGCCAATCTCCGGGAGTACCTCCTACTCTAGCATTCATATTATCTTTGTGCCTTACTAAATCATAAAAAAGAGGACCATTTTTATCTATAATACTGCCATCTGGTTCCCTATAAACACGGGCGTTACTATCCCACTTATAGGTTACATTGTCCATTTTTACATCAGAGAGCTTTGAAGAATCGTATTGTAATTTTTCTGTAAGGCTTTGAGTATTATTAACTATTTCATTAATTAGCATTATCTTGTTCTCTCTGAGCTTCCTTAATTATTTTAGAAATTCCTCTGGAGAACTTTTTGACGTCGCGTCCTTTAATACTATTAACTAGTCTATTCCTTAATTCTTTTGCAGTCTCAGGATCATAATAGGCATCAATTTGCTCTAATAAACTAATAGCACTTGCAATAACATGCTCACCTCTATTAGAAACTACATGATTTCTGTCTCTATCTACAGAAATTTGATTTAGCTCTTCTAGGATGCTTCTTGTTTTACGCACAATATCTCCAATTAAAATATATAATGCTATTTATCATTTTATTGATCATTCTTCTTAAAGAATTCTCTCATGTTCATTGCACCTGATATTACATCTTTAGATTCAGGTTGATCTGCTTTTATTGTTTTACTTCTGCTTAATTGTTCAACTAAACTAGTGGTACTCATTGTGACAGAATCCTCATCACCTTCTTGTAAATCTTCTATTCTGAGTGTGTCAGGATCGAATCTCAAATCAATTTTTGTGCCTACACCACTACTAGAACGTGTTTTCATAAACTGTATCTGATACCTGCCTTTTTCTCGCATAGCATTACTTGTAAAAATACCCACAACATTATCTGCTGTCTGTACTTTACTTATACCACCTGCTATGTGATGATGATCAAACTCTATTTCCTCCACTGCACCTCTGTTTAACTGTGAAGCAGTAACAAATAATAAGTCTCTTTCAGTTGCTAAATTACGCAACTCTTCAGATACATACTTGTCTTTAATAAACAAATCACTGCCACTTACTTTTGTACTTATAGGCATCATAAGATCCAAGTAATCAACCATTAAACAATCCACTTTTTCACCACATTGTATTTCATATTCACGTAAGAATGTTCTGATATCATTTGCATTAATACCATTTGGCATCTGTTTTACTCTTAATTTACCTGCACCTTTGGCTTTCATACGAACCTTGAGATCGACATCGTCCATATTTTTCATTATTTCTTTTGTACCATAACCTGAAACCATACTATCAAGTCGCATACTAATTAACTGCTCACTTAACTCTAAACTAATATAAACACAATTAAATCCTGCTAATGCCCAATTAACTGCAAAGTTCTGTAAAAACAAACTCTTACCAGCACCAGAACCTCCAGCAAAAATAGTCATCTCACCCCTATTAAGTCCGCCATAAAGTTTGTGATCTATGCCTTTCCAACCTGTACTAATTGCACCTGCTTGATCTTTTATCCATTGTAGTCGCTCTTTGGGATTTTCAAAATATTCTAATCCTAAATCTTTAACTAATCCAACTTGACTGGCGTCTCTGATTTTATTTTCCACAGTACCATAGTCTTGTTTTTCCAACAAGTCAGTACTTTCAATAATTGCTTTTTCTAATGCTTTGTGTCTGCAAAATATTTCAAACTCTTTTAAAAACCAATTATGATGATCTACTGTTACATTTTCTATTGTTTCTAATTGCAATCCAGATACAGCACTTACTTGCTCAGGTGTAGGAATGCTATTGAAATCTTTTGCATGACTTTGAAATAATTTTACAGCAGGCCTAAACTTACTGCTAAAAAATTCAGGTTTTACAATATTTTGACATCTTGCGAATAAATCGTTATCGCTCAATAAAAATCTTATAAACAGCTCTTGTGTTTCTTCGTTATAATTCTGGATATCGCTCATAATTTTTTATCTCATTTAATATATATCTTGCGAACAGTTTATGTCCTGCTTCGTTTGGATGGCTGTCACTAGTGCTGATAATGTTATTTCCAGCAATAATACTAATAGGTTTAACAAAATGTCCTGGTATAATTATATCAACATTATTATCGTGTGGCATACATCTAGAACTCATTCCTGTAAAAATATAATTTACATTGTTTTGATTAAAATATGCTATTGCAGTATTTAATAAGTTAAATGTTTCTTGCTCAACAGTTTTTATTGATCTATGTAATAATGAATGTTGTATAAAATTTTTTACTTTTCTGTTTAGTTCTATTTGATCTATATCGTTTCTGTTATATGATCTGTCATCTAAAACAACACTATCTTTACACATACCTATCCAGGTATCAAATTCTGCATCGTACCATTCATCTCTAAACCAATCAGACAGTTGTATAACAAAAAATGTATCATGGTAAGCATGAGTTTCTATGTATTCTATTGTGCGTCTTAGTATTCTTTTATTACTACTGCCTATCCAACTTTCATTTATAACATCATAACCTTCCATAAAATCTGGCCATGCAGACTTATTATCTAAAGTATTACCGTAACTAAAACTACATCCATTTACATATAATTTCATATCATCTTCGCTTTTACTTCTATTTTAAGTTTATTGTTTGTTGCATGTTTTATAATACTGCTTACAGTTGCTAGTCTGCCATACCTTTGTACTGCATCTGCGGCATCTTTACAATCCACATGCCAAGGCGGGAAACTTACTTCCCACCCTAGTTCAGCGGCCTGCAACATCAACTCTATACCTGCTTTATCTCTGTCAGGACATACTATAATTCTTTTACCTAACTTTTCAATTAAATGTGCCTGTTCAGGCCCAACACTATTACCTTGTATTGCAACACCATCTATCAGTATCGCATCAAATACACCCTCGGTTACAATAACAATTTGTCTTTTACTGTCTGCAAATTTGTCTATGTTAAAAACATATCCTGGTTGCATTTTATGTAAGTACTTAGGCGTCTGTTTGTCAGGAGGGCTGATATGCCTTCCTGTCCAGCCTACAACGTCATTGTTATATGTAAAGGGGACTACCAATCTCTGCTTGTATAACTTTTCATCAAAGTATAGCAGTGGATATAGACCAAGTAGTCCTCTTTGCCTTGCATATTCCTTTACAGCATGTTCATCTGGCAATTCATCTACCGCCATTGCTGATTCAGGAATTTGTTCTGTATTAAATTTTTGTAAGTTATAAACATAGTCTGTGGTACTTTCAGTTTCTAATTCTTCTGCAAACTTCAATAATTCTATTGTAACTTTATGTATGTCTTGCTGATCAGCACCTAATATAGTTGCTAAGTCTTTATATTTTTTTCCTAATGTAGGATTAGGTTCCCATCCAGTTGTAAAACCACAGTTAAAACAATTATATGATATTTTTGCTCCTGTTGTAATTAAACCTCCACGTTTTCTTTTATCACTACACATAGGACAGTCCATAGTGTTCCAGCCACTAGGAGTTTTGCTAGTTCTTATTGGAAGATTATCCAAAAGGAGACGATGCACCTTTTCTACTAAAAAGTCTATATCCATGCATTAATTATACACGAAAAGTATGTAAAAGTCAATTAATTTCTTAATTGTACTAACGATATATTTCCTGCGATGGGTTCACTTAATACTCTTATGTAATTTGCATTAACTTGAAAAGTATGATGATAAATTGTAGAATTAGATGTTAAAGAAACATTACTTACAACATTAAACCAATCACTGCTATTGTTTGCTGTATTAGGTGTATTTTCTACACAACTTGCCTGTATTGAAAAATTTCCTGTAAATGTATCAGGATGAATTGCAATACTATGTAAACAAGAAGTAAAGTTTCTTTTTTGATTTCCTTTTAGTGCAGATGTTACAAATACATTTGAATTGTCTCCATTATTTGTATTTGTGACTTGCATAAATTGACTTACATTTGCAGTTTGCGTATCAACAGGTGTTTGTTTAGTTTGATCTTTTATCTCTATATCAAATTTAATATTATTGTTTTGATCTGCAAATACAGGAAGCTCTGAACCTTCTGAAGTTTCTCTGGAAATGTATAACTGATATAATCCTGGATCTAAATTTGTTAGATCAGATTCTGCAAAATTTAGTTTTACCTGTCCAGTACTTCCTGTATGTTCTAAAACTCTAGTAAAAATTCTTTTGCCTGTTCCAGGATGTACTAAGGTTCCTCTTAATATATTTGAATCTACGTTTTGTAACTTTCTATCTTTATTTCTAATATTAAAAATTACCTCATTAGATAATCCTTTATGTACTGTTAATCTTTTATTATTCATAGGTCTGTTATCCACATATAACCCGTCAGAGCCGATCACAAGATCAACTATCTCATCGTATAAAAATAATCTGTAATCTCCATAACTCATAGGGTTTTTAACTCTTTATATTGTACTATTTATCATAATGAAACATAAATAAAGTTGTGGATAAAGCAGAACTTATATCAGAGGCACAAGAAAGATATCCTTTCATAACAGGAATCAACTATGGGGGGAACGAATACGTTGGTATTGTGGTAAATCATGACAATGCTATACTGACTTTTTATGATGTAAATAAAATGCCATCATTAGAAATTAAACGTAAATTTTTAGAATATGGTGATATGTGGTGGTGGGAATCAAACAGACAACTACCTATAGATATTTTTCTTAATCATGAAATGAAGGAATTCACCCCTTTCCTATCCACATTTGTAATGAAAGATGTAGAAATAATTTTTGGTCCTATGACTTCATTGCAAAATTTAATTAAGAAAAGAATTAAAAGACGTGGTGTTCAACTAGTTCGTAAAACTGACTAACCTTCACAAATCAAGTTTAATTGTACAATAATTGCTAAGGCATAACCATAACTGTGACTTTTCTTAAAAAAATAGGAACCATCTTCAGGCTTGACCCAAACATCTGCTTCTATTTCTTCCCAACTTTTACCAACTAAGTGCCTTTTGCCTGGTCTAATTATTGCAAGTATCATTGCTAGTTGTTCTAAACTAGTAGGCGGATGTTTTTTAATTATATCAAAATGATTACTGATATGGAATAATTGTTCTACAACTTCTTTGTGTTCAAATAGTTCCCACATAGGCTCTATTGAAATAAGTTTATCCAGATGTGTTTCATCTTTTATACCAGTGTATATATGATTATTTAAAAAATCTACTTTAAACCAGCCTTGTTGTTCTGCCTGTTTGTGATCTATTGTACTGTAACCTTGTAGTGGAAATTTTGGTATATTTTGAAAATAGACACCTGTGTTGTGTTTTGTATATTTGTTATCTTTTTCAATACTAGCAGGTGTATGACTAACTAACTCTAGAAACTCGTCTCTGTTAGCCATATCTATATCTACATCAAAATCAAACTTCATTATTCTTCCTTTACAAAGATACCATCTACCATACGACCTTTTCTATCTTTAATGTCATTATAAGCAACTTCTAAGCATTCTTCTAATGTTGTTCCTTCTCGTTCTGCTATATTAATTAATATAACTAAACAATCTCCAATATCATCTTTGATATCTTCTCCTTTACATACACTATCTGAAAGTTCTCCAACTTCTTGTACAAGTTTTAAAACTTGATCTTTACTAGTTGCACCATCAATAAGATTTCTATCATGGTGCCATTGCGATACTTTTTCTACTAAATCTTTCATAATCCTGCTACCTCACATGCATTCTTTATTTCTTTAACTTCTTCTTTATTGTGTCCAAACTGCTTCATCCAAAATGTTGTATCGATAATATGTTGAATCATTTTTACCTGTTCATCATTAAATCTTGTAAGTAATTCTCCTCCTGTTTCACTTAAATACAATACCCAAGGACTTATCTTTGCACTTCTCAAATCATGTACTGCCCTTGCTGGACTTACTGTTTTGAAATAGTCTTGCCAATCATTTCCTGATTCTGCACTCCAATTATTTAGGTATATTATTGTTCTTTCCAATGCTTTTAGTCCTGGTTCTTTTTTTACATAAGTTAAAAGATATTCGTCATAAAGGCTATCCTTACACCAGTCTTTTAATTTTTTACCTTCTTTTATAAGCCATTCTGCAAATTTTTCAGGCTGTAAATATTCATTAACAACACAACTTCTTCCAAATTTAACAAACCCTTCGTAATACTGACTTTTAATAAAATCTTCATGTGTTTTAGATTTAGTTGCTGTGGTATTTATTTCATAAAACATTTGAAAGACTCTATAGCCTAATCTGGTGTGAGTTAAATCCTTATCAGCCCAACGTCTTTTTTTAATACACATATGAGCACTTAAAGTTCTCTCACTCATAAATGTTTTTTCACACCATTTGCATTTATTTTCCAAATATGTCTCCGATTGTTTTATCATCGTATCCGTGTGCTACTGCTAATTCTTTTAGTTCCTCTTTACTGTTGAGCTCTATTAAATGATTTATATCCTCTGCTTTCATATGGGGGAAAGTTTCATATATAAAATCAAATACTTTGCTTTTTTTCTTCCTGCTGTTAGGCGGTTTTATATATGGATGAAATTGTACAGAACCAACTCCACATACACTTAGTAATAACCATTGCAATTCAGGATGTTTGCTTACCTCACTAAACTGATAATTTACACATTCATTTGTCATAAAAATATAATCTGCGGCATTTCTTCCCTGCACACTACTGCAATACCTCATCATCATCCAGGCACTAAAGGCTTTTTTACCTTCATCAGATAGATTATTATAAAAGTTTCTATCTTTTTTATCTATTGCCGCCATTATATCTTTTAACGGTATTTGTGGTTTTTTAGGCATTACTTTCCTTCAAATTCAATAATAGTTTCTACATTGTAGCCTTGATCTCTAAGCATAGAGCTACCACCTAGTTCAAACAGATCAATTAAACCTAAAACTAAAATATTTTCTTTTGGAACATTCCAACATTGACTTATAAGACCTGCTATTGCTTTTGCGGTACCACCAGTTGCAATTAAGTCATCTATTATAACAATTTTATCGTGTATTGTCAAATCAGAGTTTTGTTGTATATGAATTGTTGATTTTCCATACTCTAAACTATAATCTCTTTGGTAAGTTGGATTAGGTAATTTACCTGGCTTACGAGCAAGTATTAGAGGAAGTTCCATATCTCTAGCAATAGGACTAGCAAATAAAAAGCCTCTGCTTTCTATTGCTACAATTTTTGTAGCATTAAACATCATACATACAGCAGTCATATCAATAAGTGCTTTATTGAAGGCTTCTGGGCGTTCTAGCACACTTGTAATGTCCCTAAACTGTATTCCTTCTATAGGAAAGTCAGGTACTGTTCTTATACTATCTTTTAATTCCATATATCTACCTTTTCCCATGGTAAATCTAATCTACCAAAATGACCGTAATTGGTTGTTCTAGTTAAGTCTAATTCAAATAAATTAAACTTGTCTATAATACCTTTAGGAGTAAGATCTACATTATCTATAAACCAATCTGCAATTTCTTTTCTTATTTGTCCATCTGCATAAACATATAAACTGGTTGGTTCTTTTACACCAATAGCATAACTTAATTGGACTGTGGCATTTTGGGCTTTGCCACTTGCCACAATATTCTTTGCCAAGTATCTGGCCATGTAAGCCGCACTTCTATCAACCTTTGTGCAATCTTTACCACTAAATGCGCCGCCACCATGTGGAGCATATCCGCCATAAGTATCAACAATAATTTTTCTGCCTGTTAGTCCTGTGTCTCCATCAGGTCCGCCAATAACAAATCTACCTGTTGGGTTTATTAAAAATTCTACATTACTTAAATTTATTTCTTTAAGTTCGTCCCTGATAATTTCTTCAACATTTTGCCTTACAACTTTGATGTCTCTGTCTTCACTATGTTGGGTACTACAAACAATTTTTTCTATTTCTAAAGGTTTGTTAATGCTTTCATATTTCATTGTAACTTGGCTTTTGCTGTCTGGACCTAACCATAATATACCATTTGTTCTTTCGCTTTGCAGTTTTCTAAGTATTCTGTGACTGTAGTGAATAGCACTTGGCATATAATTTTCTGTTTCATTACATGCATAACCAAACATAAGTCCTTGATCACCTGCACCAAAATCATCTGTACCCAATGCTATATCAGGTGATTGTCCATGTAATTCATTATAAATTTTTAAATTTTCCCAATGGAATCCTTCTTGTTCATAACCGATATCTCTAACTACTGCCCTAACTAGTTTATCAATATAAACTTTATCAAACTTATCACTCTTGTATTCACCAGCAAGTGTAACCATATTTGTTGTTACTAGTGTTTCTACCGCCGCTCTGTGATTAATATTTTTATCTATAATATAATTTGCTACAGCATCTGAAATTAAATCTGCTACTTTATCTGGGTGCCCTTTACTTACACTTTCACTTGTAAATTGATACATAATTACCTCATTTTCATATTTAAAATACCTTCCCAGGTACTATATTCTGTTCTATTAAAAGCATTTGGTGGAAATTGTGGAGGTGTCCATTCTACTGTCCTTGTTCTTTTAAATACATATTTCAGCCAAACTATCTCTCCGTCTAAACATTTTACAGGCTTCCAAGCAAAAACTCTTTTCCAATCTGTATAAACTGCATCTGTTGGCCCTTTTTCTTTCAAATGGGGATACCTCGTATAAGCAGGATGACTAAACTTTGTATTTGGTCTTTTTCCTTTTGAAATGTTTTTTAATGATATCCTGTTGTTTCCACCGCCTAAAATTGTTTTCTCCATTTTCACCACCCCAACTTGAATTAAGTTTTAATTTATGTGGAGTTTTACTAATTAATTTCTTTTCCCAATCCAATGCTTCTTCCATTGTGGGGAATTGATTAACGACTCTACAATCACAATCGTATTCTGCATTTCGCATTTTTTTATATAGTTTGTTCTTGCCTTTTTGGCTACTATTTATATGCTCAGCCATTCTCATTTCAAAAGGTTTTGCTGTGTAACCGTAATAAACCATGCCATCTTTGAATTTTATTTCATAGACTTTATAGTTTGCCATCCTTTCTCATCTGTTCTCTAATTTTAGTTGCACTAATTTTTTGCGTTTCCTCATCAAGAACTTCCTCTTCAATCTTATAACCTACACCTCTGCCATAAGTAATATTCATAATATTAGGCACAGGATAACATCTAAATTTACCAGCATGTTCGGCCAATGCTATTTCAATGTTTTCACATATCTTATCTACTTGCCAGGGATTGTCATCTGTTAATGGCATATCACGTACAAGTATTGCTACCTGCCCGTGTTTATCAAGTGCTCTTTCGAATAATTTTTGATGTCCTTCGTGCCAAGGCTGAAATCTTCCTAACATTTGTGTAGTTGGTTGCTTTGGTTGGAATTCATGATCTTTAATATCAACTGCAAGTAGCCTTGCCCATTCCTCAAGTAATTCTTCTGACCACCATTTATCAGCAGTAATTCTAGCATTTATAAAAGTACTGCCATCAGGTTGCTCAAACATTTTATTTGTGTCTTCAAACCTGCCTTCTTCAATAGTATCCATCCAGATTACATATTCTGGAACATTCTTTTCACGAAGTTCATTTGTAGGACAAACAAAGTCTGCTACGCCATATCTACCTTTGGCAACACTTTTGCGTACATAATCTCTCATACGCAATGATTGACGTTCTCTGCCCTCAGGTGAGAAGTCCCAATCATTAAATGTTTCACGTATTTTGTCTGCGTTATACCAGTCTGCGTTTCCTAAAACTTCAACCAGTTTTTCTGCAAGAGTGGATTTACCAGCACCTGGTAAGCCAAAAATTAAGATTCGTTTCATCTATTTTCCCTTTCCCATTCTGCGTTTTCTTCAAATTCAGCAAGATATTCATCCAGGTTTTCATGTATGTTTTCCTGACTATCATGCCACTTAGTATTTAACCAGCCTACCTGTGCATCATAACTTTTACCGGTTGTGTCATTATAATCATAGTTGCAATCTAATTCTACTTTATCATAAAATACAGCATCAACAAATTCGCCTAAATTTGTTTCTACAACACCCATTCCAAGTTTAAACTCATCAAAATCTTCATCTGTTTCCACAAACCAAGCACCAAAAGAACCTTTCTCACAACTGTGGAACATCAATACAGGTACATATTTGTTACCGTCTTCATCTTCTTCGTTAATTACTTCTGGTTCGTCATCAGTACTAAAGTATCCGCCTTCTCTTCCATATACATGAATTGCTTCACCTTCATATACTTCTTTATCATAGTCCCAATCATTTGATCCATCTGCTGGAACTTCATATACTGTGAATCCACCATCAGCATAGGCACTATTAATGTGTTCAAACTCATCATTCTCCCACATGTTAAAGTAGTCATCTGCATCTGCGGCAGGACCAGGAGGAGTATCTGGGTCTAATAATGCATCTTCTGGTTCCTCCTCTTCTGCATATCCCATTTGATCTGCTTCTAATACAGCATCAATTAATTCACTAGTATCGTCTAGTTCTGCGTAATAACTGGCAAATGCTGGATTTACTGAACCTAAAACAAGTTCTCCTCCATATCTGCCGCCTTCTATTCTAAATTTTCTTTTTGACATTATGCCTCCTTATTTGGATTCCAAATTACTAAGTTTTTCTTCTTTAATCTATTGGTAACAATAGTATATCTATTCTGCTCTTCTTTCCATTCTTTCAACCATTTATGCCCATCACGTTCTGCATCAACAAAGATTGCATTAGTAAATGCTAATGGTAGTAAAATAGAAATATGTATTACAATACTGATTACAGTATTATAATTAAAAAATCCTAAGTAGTTTGCGGCTAAGAAGCCAAAGAACACACTCCATACAGTAAACAGTACTAACATAAAATATGTCTGCAAACTTGGATCTTTAATTACACTTAATGGATTGTATCGCACATCCATTATACGTCTCCAGCCACTTACAAGACCCATTACAGTTCTTCTAAATAGACTAGGTTTTTTTATAGTTGATTCTATCATTTCATTCTCCTATTCTAAGTGATTTCTCACATATTCTTTTATTACATGTAAGCCTACTGACGCCCATGTAATTATTATTAAACTCCAAAACAAAACTTCTATCATACAAGATCTGCTATCTGGATATTTTTAACTTTATTTGCTTCTTTAACAAAATATGCACACTTTGGGTTAGGACCATCTTCTAATGGTACAGCCAACATATGACCATTTTTAAGTTTTGGTACATACCATTTAACGTCTTGATAGACATTAGTTATACCAATTTCTTCACTTTGTGGAATCCTAGTTGTTAATGGATTCATCACAAGTACCCTAAAACCTCTATTATTTAAACTTGCGAGTGGTAATACCTCAATACCGTCTAAGTCTTCATCACATAATAATATACTCCAATCCATTGGCATCTGAATATTATATTCTCCAATTTGTAGGCAAATTGCTGGAGCATGAAAACTTTCTAGAAATATTAAAGGTAAAAAATAAAAATCTACATATTCAGGATCACCACCATCTAATACGCAATATCTAATATCATCTATTTCGTCAGGTACGCAATCTATATCATATGTGTCATTTTCAACAGTCAGTATTTTCATATTTTTTCCTTTTATTTGTAATCAATTTTTACTACCTGAAATCTAAAACCTTGTTCTTTGTAAAACTGTTTGCGTTTTGTTAAATGTCTTTTACTATACTTTAAATTACTTGTAACATCTAATACATTTAAATAGTCTTTGTCAGAGGCTTTTCTAATACCTCTGCCTATACTTTGTATAACTCTTACAAAACTTTTACCAGGTTCCAACATAACTAAGTTAAATATTCTTGGTATATTGATTCCAACAGCCGCAACACCATAAGTTGCAACTATTACTTTATTATCCATTTCAGAAACATCATCATAATTTTCCTGTCTGTCTGCTTGTTTCATTGAACCTGAAACAAACACCCAATCTGGATTTAATTCTTCTAGTCTTGTTCCTGTTGCTAATCTATCTATAAGTACCAATGTGTTACCATTCACAGCAACACCTTTAATAATTTCAGATAGTTCTTTTAGCCTTTTTTCATCAGTAACAAGCCATTTCAACTCTTGAGCATAGTTTCCGAATTGTATCATTCCATCTTGTAATTGCAAAATACTTATATCTAAGTCTGCAAGAACACCCATGTCCTGTAACTCTTTACTACTCATTTTTCCTACAACAGGCCCTAAACTACAAGTACAACCTACTGCATCATATTCTTCCTTAGGGATAGTTCCTGTTAGCCCCCATCTGATAGGGACATTAGCAAATACACCACTAAGTAAATTTCTAAGTACATCTGCTTTTGCTTTATGCACTTCATCCACCATTACACAGGCAACTCCATCTAAAAATTCATCTATAGGAAAGTCTGCTTCATAGTTTTTACTTTTCTTTTCTAATATACTTAAACTTTGCCATGTACAAATAGTATGAGTTTTATCATATTCCTTTCTGTCTCCATACAATACACCCACATCAAGGCCTAAGTTTTTGTAATCTTTTTCTGTTTGTACCACTAAATCCTTATTTGGTACTATAACTATTGTCCTGCCATACTCCTCACATTTATGACTTAGTACGGCAGTTATAAGTGTTTTACCTGCACCTGTGGCAATTTCTTGTAAGCATTGTGTGTTTTCTAAAAACTTGTTGATTATATCAACCTGATAGTCCCTCAATATAATTGGCTCACCTTCTGCTGGATGTTTTTTAGGCCATTTTACACTATCATAACTTGTTTGTGTTACAGGCTCAAAATTAAATTCCCATGCCTTTCTGTGATCCTGTATCTCAATTTCATAACCTTCGTCTGTAATTATTGGAACCAGTTTATCCAACAAATGGAAATATGTCCTGCCTCCAATATCGCAGTACCTTACACAACCGTCCCATCTGCCTAACTTGTATGCCGGCATATGATAAGCATGTGGTAAAAAATATTTACAGGCGTCAGAAATCTTACGTCTTGCTTTTACATCAAGACCTTTAAAGCGAACATTCACTTCATCTCTGATTTCTAAAACACATTTACCCATAATCTATTATACTACCACTTATACCCTAATGTCAAGTAATATTCTGCACCTTGTGTATTATAAAAAGGAACAACCTCTACTACTTCGTCTGTTATGTTTTCTGCTTTAAAGGAAACTGTTAAACCATTTGCAAACTCTTTGGTCACATACAAATTTAACTTATTTAAATCTTCCAAATACTCCTGTCCTTCTTCCAATACATCATATGGTCCAGGTTTTCTATCCAAATTAAATGCATATTTTAATCTAAAATTCACATTAAAGAAGTCTTGGTTGTATTGTAAAACACCTGCATATTTTGGTACTCTGGTTTGATCTGTATCTGTATATTTTAGCATTACAAAAAAAGGACCAAAGTTATTTGCATATCTCATACCTGCTGTGGTGTATTCTCCTGTGTTAGCATAAGTAGGCATAGTATAAACTGGATTATTGTCTTCTACTAATGTATAAACACACCCTAATGGCATACCATCTGATGCTGTATAATTAGGATCTAATACACAACCACCATATGTGCCGTCTTTATTTACAGATAAATCATCATTAAGTTCCAATGTTGTTGTAATAACATCTGTATAATATCCTGGAACATATTCTATTGCTTCTTCAAAATCATACATGAATACACTTAATACACCATATCCTAATTCAACACCTACACCTTTTTCAGGCTCTAGTTCCTCATTGCCTTGTACAACTCCATCACCAAACTTTTCATATAAGTTTGCTTTTCTAAAACTGTTACCAATGTTAAAAAAGAAGTCTCCTTTTTCTATACCCAGTCTAAGAGCATTCTGATCATCATTGCCTAATCTAATACCAAAGTTATAATTTAAAATAAAGTTAGCATTGGCTTGAAAATATATACCACCATTTTCATCTGAGTACTTTAGATCAGTTTGTGTTAAGGTGTAAATACCATTTCCATCAAGTACTTCAAAAGGATTATTTAAATCTGGTTTTAAGAAGCCGTCCCATAAAGGCAACAAAGTACCATCATTATAACTTAAATTGTCATCTGTATAGGAACCTGGTATTATATTGTAACCTTCAACAAGTTCTGTGCCTTCAACATTTTGCCAACTACTGGTATTATAATATTGTTTTTCTACATCTATACCAAATGCAACATTCAAACTATTACTAAGTTCTACTTGATTACCAATTCTAAAATAATCTCTATAACTTTCGTTTGTGTATGTAGGATCTAATTCAGTAAAGTATTCTGCTGTATTATAGTTTCTGCCTATTGTGATGTAATCATTTCTAATAGCAACATTATACCTTTGGCCGTCTTGTAAGCAGTCGTTACTTTGACCCCAGTTATAATCAAAACAATTATCATAGTCGTATTTGTATTCAGTAAACTTACCTACTATAGTAAAGTCACCTGCATCTACATTAAACCTTGCTGTTTTGTTTTCGTAATTGTCTTCTTCGTCATTGTCATTACGAACACTATCCATACCAGTATTAACCATACTGAACTCTAACTGATCTATAGGAGCCACACGAGCAAACTTAATCTCATCTTCCATCCTTAGTGTTATGCCTCTTTCAATAGTATCTTGTATTAGTACTGTTCCAGCCATACTACCTGAGCTGTATAAAACACCATTAGCACCTGAAATAACTTTTACTGTTTGACCACTAGCAAAGTCATGTCCAAAATCATACCAACTTGCTCCAGGATCATTTGCTGGAATACCATTTACATAAACTGATGTATGTGATGTTTGAGCACCTCGCTCATTGTATCCTACAAAGCCACCATAGCCACCTGCATTCCAGGTAAAGACTGGCATAATAGCACTCATCAAACTACTGCTAGTAATTGGGTCTGCCTTGACCACTCGTTCTTGTTGAGCAGTTACAACAATTTCTTCTATTTCATCACCTTTTACTTCACTTGCCCATAACATAAACAGCATGAAAACAAATACAGCATATAAAGGAGACATATTTAGATGAAAGTTTTTATCGAATTTGTTCATTTTTTCTCCGAGACCGTAAAGTCATAATATTTTAATATTAATAGTTTATAATTATA